CCTATCTCCCCCACCTTATCTATAGCGGATTGTATTTCATTAGCAACCCGCTTCATATCTTCTACCTTAGATGGATCTAACAGCTCTGTCTGAGAAATCCTCTTCCTCATATCACCAACTAATTCATTCCAATATCCAACAGTACCCTGCATTCCATTGTATTTGACTAGTTGATTTGGTAGAACCCATCCATTCTTTCCTGTATCAGCAGCAATAAAGTTAAGGTAATTAATTGTAGCAAGGTCAGCACCTGCCATAGATATGTATCTTCCCGCAAGGAACCCTGGATCTTTGATCCTTCCATCCACAATATCTTTAAGGAAATTTTCATGAGCAGACCTTACTTTAGTGTAGGTCATCTTACTTGTTCCAAGACCTCTAGCAATCCTATCGGTACCTAAGTATCTAAGGTAGGCTCTAGGAAGATATTGCCCCTGCCATTCACCGTATTGCTCTTTAGTTATAAGGCCCTGAGCTACCAGGTCTGATCCTAGCTTTTCTATTTGAACCTTCGCTTTAACTACAGCATCTTTGATTGATTGTTTTTCAGAGGTGCTTGCAGTAGATCTAGTTCCTTTAGCAACAGTAGGAAGCATAGCAACATCAACCTTCCTATCTGGAAGCGCATCAGGAGAAGCGTTCTTTGTTTCAAAGTAATCTAGGATAACTTTCTTTTCTTTGGCATCAGCCTGATAGAGTACATCAAACAACACCCTTCCCATATTATGGTATCTACCTATCTCTCCCTTGGTAAGCATCCTCTGAGTTTCAAGAGTGGTATACCCTGCAAGAGTCATCAATGGTTCGATGGCTCTTTGGATTCTCTTAGCAGCACGGAATAATTTTCCTTGAGATTCTCTAGTGTCCTTTACTTGCGGCTTTGCAATATCATTTATCTTCTTAGTAGGGCCAAGCTCTTTTTCTGGAGAGGCGATGGCAGCTCTTGCATCTTTAAAGGCATTAGTTCCAGAGTCGTATGATATTGATTCAACACTTTTAAACTGGTTATCAGATAGCAGTGTGTAACTAACACTGCCTGAATCTTCTGATTTATTTACATACGAGACTGCATCATAGCCTAATGATTTAAGAGCCTCTCTTAAGTCAACTGAAAATTCTCTGAATCCTTCAAAGATTAACTTTTCTCCCTTCAGTGGATCTAGAGTGTTTGACCACCCCTTAGCAATAGGAAATAGTTTTTGATAATCTTTTTCTGAGATCGTTCCGTCTCTCATCATGTCGTTTAAATTATTTGACCAAGCTAATGGCCCAGCAAAATGGCCCATGTCTTTGGTAACAAATGGGTTGGTAACTTTAATGTACCCTTCCTTAAGTTTGGAGTCATCACCCTTTACTCTTTGGAGGGCCGCTTGCATTGTACCAACATGGAGTCCTAGCTCAGTGAACTCTAGAATAGGGGCTGACCAGTTTTTATTTGACCCATGATACATACGATTCTTTTCTACAGAGTCATTTATAAAATCGTTTCTTGCTTTGAGTCTACGTTCATAGGACTTGCCAGAACTAGCATTAATAAAAGCCGGCAGTCTTTCTATAGTTACGCCTGCCATGAGATTGAAGATGTCATCTATACTCATGGTTGGTGCATCTTCGATACCAAATACTTCACCAATTCTTAAGAAGAATTTTTTAAATGCATCCTTAACTCTCTTTATAAGAGAAGGTCTTTGAAGATTTAATTCTTCCCCTCTATACTGGAGCATATGAGCGAGAACTTCTTCCCAAAAAATATCATGTGCAGGGGTTACAGGAGCGCCGCTCTTTGATTCTCGGAATTCAATTGAAGCATCTCTAAATATTTTTTCTGAATCCCTTACTTGAATAGATCTACCTGTAGAATCTTTAAGTAGGCTCTTATAATTTTGTGCAACTTGAGCAAAAGCATCTACTGCATAGGTATCTCCTTCATAATACATCTTACGAACCTGTCCTATGATTGATGCAAACTCGTTAGAAGATAATAGATCCCTGCCAATATGAGCCCCAATCTCATGCCATATTAACCCTCTGACAGTATCGCTAGTAGCAAGAGTGTTTGTTGCTATTCTTTCTGGAATGAAAGTTACCTTCCCTTCATGGACAAATGCTATAGTCCTTGGTCCAATTCCTTTCTTAGAAGAAGCTTCTTTATTAGTAAGATTAGTTATAAACCCAATCTTCCTCATCTCTTTAACAGCGTTTATGCCAAATATTTTTTCAAGTTCCTCGCTAATAGAGACTTCAACCTCAACAGAGTTGAATCCCCTCACCCCTTTAAGATGATCTAATATTGATTTAGATTCTTTTGTTGTTTTGCTGGTATCTGGCAACCCTTTTTTAGATCTCCATATACTCTCCCATTCCGGCCACTCTGTAGTTATTTTTTTAGGAATTCTAATATTTGGACGCGAGCCTTCTTCAACAATTTGAAGTTTGGGAAGGCCTTTAAAGTATGGGCCTGGAGGCATTCCCCCATCTAAACTTAAATTCCTGACAATGCTTGGCATGTCTTCATCAGGAAATGAGTCAGGATAATTTAGTTTAACTTCTTCGAAGTTTGAAAATTTAGTTTTATATTTCTTACGCCACTGAGGTTTATCCCCCTTATCCCAACTAGCCACACCATACTCATAAACGATCCAGAAATTTCCACCCTTTGATTTAATAAAAGTTCTTAATCTGTGAGATTCATCATATTTAAAGCCATCTTTTTTCTTATGTATATTGGAAAAATATGTTGAATATATTTTATCTCCAATTGGAGCAACAGGAGATCGTGACTCCCTATACTCTGTAGATATAATACCAGTGCCCTCATCAAACGTATCTTCATACGGAGAGTTATCTTCTACTTCAGTTATATTTTCCTGATCAATAAGCCATTCATAGATAGATGCTTCGAGCTCTTTCCTTTTGCCTTTTTTGTTATAGGTAAAGGATGGATCTGATTCAAGTATGTTCTCAGCAATAGCTCGTAACGCATTGATATCATAGCCATCTGGCTTTCTTGGATTAGAAATATTCTTAAGAGCTGTAGCTAATGGAAGACTTGTTAAGTATACTGGTGTTTGTTTTTCAAGACTTCTTTCTGCTGACCTAGCTTCATTCTCTAGCCGCTCTTGTTTTGCGGCTGCACGATTGGCAGCTTCAGTGTCATACCAGCCCGTATCGTCATAGAACTCAGTTGTACTGTCAGGTTCAGGTTCACCCTTGATAAGCGCTACTTTTTCTTCATTTGTTATCGTGATTGTATCTCCATCCTCATCTATCTCAGGATACATTTCATCCGTAACTTTCCTTTCCATTCTTAGTCTACCAAGCCTATCTATATTAGACTCTTCAACTATTTCTTCTGCTATCTCTTGAACATCTGCTTCTACTGGTGCAACTGGTTCTACTGGAGTAGCCTCTATCTTCTCGATAATAGCATCATACAACTCTTCTTCAGTGGTGTACTGAGTTGGATCAAGCCCTACATTTTTTGCTTGTGTTGCTCTTTGCGCTGCAATGGTAGGTCTAAACGGCGCAGTTCCAGATAACCATTTAACCAAAGCATCGCTTGCTCCTTTGGGCTTAGGCCCACTATAGGTCTTACCTTCTGGCCTTGCTTTAGGTGCAGCCTTTACTTTAGGGATGTGGCGTTCTACTGTTGCTGCTGTAGCATTATTAGCAAGAGTTTCAGCCTTAGCTATATCCTTTCTGCGATAAAGCACAACACCTTCTGACTCAACGATATTAATCCCAGGATTTTCCGGGTCTTCATATATCCTAATGGGAACACCCTGTGGATTAACAGTAGACTCTGCATACTTTAATACAGGAGCTTCCCTAGGTACTGTCTCTGTAGGCACAACATCAGCTACAGCATCACCTACAACAACTTTATCCTCAACCGTGGCAGTTGATAGATCGGGTGTTTGTGTTGCAGCAGACCCTTCAATAGCAGTGCTTTCTGGGGTCGAACCCCCCACATTAGCGTTTTCAGCAGAAGCGGCATCTTGCTCAGCCGCGGTATCCACAGCAGCTATGTCAGCAGCAGCTTCACCAGTAACAGTTCCAGTATCTACCTCAGTTTTGAGCACAGCCTCTACTACTGTTTGTGCAATGTCATCAGCTGTTGCTCCTTTTATAGAAGTCTTACCTTTACCCGTATCAGTAGCCACTTCCTTGTCAGTAGTAGCAGGAGTTTCCTTAGTAGTAGTAGCTTCCTTGTCAGTAGTAGTAGGCTTTTCAGTAGCAACAGGCTTGGGAGCAGGCTCTGCTTCCTTAGTAGTAGTTACTGGAGGAGTTACATCTGATTGGGCGGGAGTGGTATCTGCCTCCATACGAGCAATATTTTTCTTGACTTGATCTCTTGTTTCTATCAATTCAGGAAGAGGATTCTTGCTTTCGCCCCCTAAGTCGGAGTTTGTTCTGCGCTCTTCAAGATCCCACCCTCTTCTTAAAATCCCTCTTTCCCTCATTTCTATTTCTATGTCCAGCTCTTCTAGCCTAAGCTTTTCATGTTCTAGGTTTCTACCTGATGGCTCATTGTCAGCTAAAGAATCATCTATTACCTCCTGCTGCTTTTGAAGCTCGCTAATACGTTTACGATCAGCTACATCAAGAGGATCATCAGCAACAACAGTGACGTTTGAAATATCAGGAACTTTTGCCTGTGTATCACCAACAGTAGGAGTAGCGTCTGCTTGGGTGGGAGTCTTCTTGGTCTCAACGGGGGCAGCCGCTGCTGGTTCAACAGGCTTAGCCCTTCTAGCTTTCTCAGCTCTTATGGCATTCCTGTTATGCTTCCATATTTTATAAGAAGTAAATGGACTCATATTACTTGTAGTGCCAGTCTCAACTTCAGCAACAAGATTTTCAATTGCCTTTTGAGACTTACTTTCTATATCATTTAACTCTTTATCTGAAAGCTCTTTTACAGTTTTAGGCTCTCCTTTAAATTCAAATCCAACTATAACATAATCTGGGCTGTTAGGATTTTGAAGATCAATATCATAAGAAATAAGCTGCTCATCTCCATCAGCAGTTCTTACAATAATAGAATCCCCTTTAACACGTACAAGTTCAACCTCTTGTGGATTCCCCTCCATATCGTAGATAGTTATAGTTGAACCAGGTTCAGCAGTTTCTATTCTTGGATCAACAACAGGAACGCTTTCTTCAGTAGCGGCAGGTGTTGCATCTGCTGGGGTTGGTGCNCCAGAGGAACCAACACCACCTTTAGGTGGGGCCTTTTCAGTAGTAGCCTTTGGAGCTGCTTTAGTCTTTGCTTTAGCTTTCTTGTCTGGCTCTATCTGACCCTTCTGCTCAGGTGTGGTAGCAAAATTAACATTTCTATTCTCAAGTATTTTATTTATTCTTTCTCTGTTTGCAATCTTTCGATAAGTATTAGCAGCTGCAACACCCCCAAGCTTTGGATCTCCTTCAATGCTACCTCTTAAAGATTCAATATCTGATTTCCTTCTCGCTTCAATTTCTTCAATGGTTGGATCAGGATCTTTAGTATTGAGCCAGTCCATAAAGTTCTCTGCCTTCTCTTCAGCAAGAGTTTTTAATCTACTAGTTTCATCCTTTTCAAATTTCTCTTGAGCCTCAAGCTCCATAGTTGCTTGGGCTGTTATAGTATCCTTACGCTTCTGTCTATCAGCGGCGGCTTCTTTCTCAGCCTTGGCTCTTGCTTCTGGAGAAGAATACAACCTTTTCCTTCCATCACCACCTTCTTGCATCACTCTTTGATAAGCTTCTTCCCCTGAGTTGCTTGCCTCTTCGTGACCATATCCATAATTTAATTGAGCCTCGTTATACGCTTCATTGTAAGCCTTATCAGCCTCATCTTCTATATCTTTTCTTTGCTTAGCATACTTAGCTGCTTCAATATCTGGAGCAGTTATTAATATCTCTCCGAAAGTTACTACCTCTCCAACAACTGGGGTAATGATAGGCTGAGTTTTTCTTTCGGCTTGTCTCTTCGCCTCTGTTTCCCTTGCTATACGCCTCTCTTCTCTCAGTGTAGAGTAAGGGCCTCGACTACGATTAGGATCTTTTGGAACAACGGGAAGACCTCTTCGAGAATCTATCTCAAAGGATGGTGTATGTGGGGAGGGTTGGGGTGCTGCACCTTCTTTGGGTGCTGCCGGTAACCCAGGAACTTCTCCTGGATACGGTCTTTCAAACGGGGGGATGGCATCAAGTTGTTCTTGAGTGGCGGATCGACCTCTCTCAGTACCTACTGGCGCAGTTGCAGGCCCTCCAGAGGTGATGACTTGTTGCTGCGGGGTTCTTACAGGGGTTCCTTCAGTACCAGCTGGGGTAAGAGATGCAATCCTTTCTGCTTCTACTCTAGCTTCCTCTCTAACTTCTGCTTCTTCAGGAGTAATAGTAGTTTCAATTTCTCCCCCATCATATTTAAATGGTAGATTGGGGGCAACTACTACAGGGGCTGCATCTTTATTTGCATTAGCAAGATCAGGCTGTTGATCTGGAGCTGCGTCAGCTGTCGCACTAGCAACATCAACTGGCTTAAGTGGAACTGTCTCAGGCTGCGTAGCTCTTTCGGCTTGTCTTAATTTATCAGAGTCTTTTATTTGCTGTAGGGTTAAGCCTTCAGCTATCTGTTCATCTAAAGTTTTTTCACCTTCACCTTCTTTTGCTGCTTCCTCTTCTTTAATTGGTACAAGTTTATTGACCTCATCAAGAGACTTCGCACTCCATACCTTTGTTTCTTTTTTATTAGCTTCTTTTTCTAGTACACTAATTTTATCTAGTATAGTTCTAGATTTTTTTATATTCTCTCTTGTTCTTGGCTGTTTAGAAAGCTCATCTCTTTCCGCATTAAGCTCTGCTTTCTTTAATTTTAATTCAGATTTTATTTCATCAACAGCTTCTTCTTTTCTAGGATTTATTTCCTTAGCTAACTTGGCCCCTACTTGAGAGGTTCCAATCATTACTGCTCCACCTAAAATTGCTCCACCAATTCCGGCTTCTTTAAATCCTTCAATTTGTTCTTTAGAAAAATCGAAAGGATCCTTTCCTTCTTGTAGATTAATGGAGGCTACCTTTATTATCTCCTGCATTGCTTCGGTAGATCCTTCAGAAAAACTACCCTTCACTGCTTGCTTAGTTGCTCTCCATAAAATGCTATCCTTTCCCAATTGTTTTGCAGAGGCGGCATTTAATTTCCCCCTTAGAGTTTTTGATACTGCTCCAGCAACTTTTAAAGGAACTGCGGCATCAAGAGCCGCCATGATTAAAGATGCTCCAAGTACTAGACCCTTGTCTACATTCTTTTTACCCACAGCTTCAACAGATTCTGCAAAAGTCTCTCCAGAGTTAAGCAAGAAAGATGCACCACCAGCCCCCACCATAGCGGCCATTACTCCAGCTGCTCCACCCCCAGTAAGAGCTGTTGCTCCCATAGCGGCAAGACCAGTAGCTACCATGCTTGCCCCATCAATAACTATAAGATCAAAAAGATATTTAGAAAAATTATTACTAGAGTCATCATCACCATCAAAAATTTTAGAATCTTTAAATGTTACCCTTTGATACTCCTCTAGTTCTGCTTTATTTTTACTCCTTACTGTTGCGAAATAAGCAGAAAGATTTTCAAAACCAGCAGACTCTGATCCAAATTCTAACGCACTACCAATAAGGTACTGCATTGAATCTACAGACGCACCAAATCGTCCAGCCTCATCAGATTCTTTAGAAGTGTTATCTGGAACTAGTGGCTGATAATTTTCGTAGCCGAAAGAGCCTTCAGTAAGAATTCTTTCTATAGGTCTAGACATATTAGTTACTCAGTAATCCTTTTTGCATTCTGTTCTGTAAGTCTTCTCCAGACATTCCAGCTATGTTGCCATACTTATCAGTAACGTCTCCTTTCTTTGTGTCCTTATCAGGTGGTAGTCCTCTCCAGATATTTGCAATTCTTTTTTGGAATTGATCTAAGTTAATACTTCCTTCAGCATACTGTTCTAAGCCAGCGTCATATAGTCCAGCTATAACTAAAGCATCTTGGAACTGGGGTGTAAGTATTTGTTTCTTAAGCTGTGCCTCTGTCATTCCAAACCACTTCTTAGCAGTCGGAACCATGAACTCCTTATACTTAAACTGGCCAACACCTATTGCCTTGTTTTTGTGTTTCTTTACAGCCTCTCCTACTGTAGAAGTAGTTAACCCTCTATCTCCAGACTTAGATCCTTTTACAGCATTATACCCATTGACATTAGACTCAACATTTCTAATAGCTCCTAGAGCATTAGATATAGAAATTGATTTTTTCTCCTCTACTTCTGGAGACGATACTTTAATTTTAGATGAAGGATTTCCTATGATGAATTCAACTATGGTTGACTCACCTGCTGGCTCAGCCACTGGTCCACCTATAGCTCCTAATGAGCTTATAGCTTCTTCTGATCCTATAAATTTATTCAGTTGTTCTGCTTGCTGTACACCCTCATCCTGCTGTATCGTGTTTTCTTTTATTAACTGAGTCAGCCCCTCTTCTGACATTCCAATGCCTGCTTGCGCGGTTGATCCTGGATCAGATATACCTCCCGCTGAGAATCGTTGATCAAGAGCTGCTAGCTCATCTGCTGCAATCTCCCCTTCCGAAATAAGTCCTTGAGGATTCTGTGAAGTAGATGATAAATCTTCACCAATAAAACCTCCAGGAGTTTGAGCTCCTTCTCCACTGTTGGTTTCATTTAGATTAGATTTAATCTTATCCTTTATCTTATCCCAGTTAGTCTTTGCCCAACGTGTAATTCTTTCTTTTTCTTCTGATGATATAGTAAGCGGCATTTCTATGTCATCTTTATCCCAGCTTTCATAGTAATATTCTTTTAAAAATTCCCATCCTTTCTTAGAGACTGGGCCAATATCAGACCAGACCTTGCTTAACCAGCTTTCAGCGTCATCCTCAATCACTTCATCAGGCGTTGTATCACCACTAGTAGATGTTAGTTGTGCAAGTATCTCATCCGGTATAGGATTTCTAGTCCTTATAGCTTTTGCAAGTATTCCTTGGTATTTATATAAATCATCTAACCTTGGTTGTAAAGTAGGATCAACCGCGCCACCCATTTGGTTGCGAGAATTTATAGAATTGATTTCATCATTTACACCTTTATATAAAGTTTCATATCCGCCCATTACATCCTTAGCGGTTGCGGTTGCAGATGCTGCGGCCATGTACTCTTCTTTAGCTTTTATTGCTGAGTATTCCTTTAGTCCAGACCCTGCTGCTATTAAACCTTTACTCCAATTAAGCCCCATTGATTACCTCCTGCGGAGCCATCACCCCATCTACTGGTTGTCCTGATTGAGAGCTGGTGTTTATCATGTTGGTAACCATTTCCATCATAGAGTCTGGGGTAAACTGAGGATCATTAGATTCCATAGCCGACCCTATAGCATAGGTAAGAGCCTCGCCCATAAAGGTCTGCTCACTACGCTCATCTGGTAAGTCAACAATCTTTTCATACATTGCTAGATCGGTGAGTTCATGCACAATCTCTGTCATAATCTCTACTTCGATATCGCGGGAGATGTCTCTTCCTTCCTCTTCCTCAAGAGCTATCTCATTAGTCACTAGATTTCCAGCAACCTCCCCAAGACTTTGAGGATTCCCATCGCTTATCTTTTCAATTATATCTGGAGCTCCATCAGAATAAATGTATTTTACTACATTCTCTACAACACCCTTAGCTAGTTCAATCTCTTCTGCTGAAGCTAGCTCCATGCCAGCCTCACTCATCTCTTGTTCTTCTGCACTAGCAGTTGTATTGCCTGTCGGTATAGGCATTGGCCTTGCTTGTTCTTTTATCATGCTACGCTACCTGCTGAAATTAATCCACCAGATGGGTGAAATTCTGGATAAGTCTTTGGTTTCTTAGGGGTATAGCCAGGAGTAACGCCAGAAACGCCTTCTTCACTACCCATTATAGGAGATGTATGCCCCATAAATGTTGAAGCCATAGCACCCTCCCTATTCCTGCTTTCTTGAGCGGCCTTAGCAGCTTCTATTTCTGCTGCAAGGGCGGCTTCTGCCGCCCTCTTTTGCTCTTCAAGAGCCGCGTATCTATAATCCATTTGATCTTCATGTTGAGCTGTATTAAAAGCTAGCATGTCTTCGTCTGACGAATCCAAAAGGCTTCCAACTGTTTGTAAGGCACTCCCCCATAAGTAAGCCGATCCACTACTCATGTTACTTAAGCCTGAGAAGAATCCTTTAAGTCCACCTCCGGAGGCAGCTGCTGAAGCTCCTGTAGTAGCTAAAGATGAAGTTCCGGCAGAAGAGTAAGCTGATGGAATTTTGCTTGCTAAACCTGCGGTTGCTGGTATAAGTTTGCTAGAAAAAGTGCTACCACCAGTAGCAGCAGTAGCAGCAGTAGCCCCCCCAAACAACTTACCCCACCCACCTTTCAAACTACTAAGGAATCCTCCACCGCCAGTAGAACCCCATCCACCATAAGCTGCAAGACCTCCTATAGCTAATGCTCCTATGCCAATGGCAGTCCAAAGCTTCGGGCTCTTGCTTTTCTTTTTAGGTGTTGCGGCTAAGACTGAAGTACCGTCTGTATTTACTCCGGAAGTTCTATATGTTCTAGCCATTATGCCCACCAATCCGGGGTTACTGCCCCCATTGCCGCTTCTGTTGCAGCTGTATCCATGCCTGACGTAGTAGCTATAGCCCCACGTTGAGCAAGCACAGCTCTCCAGTTAGCTGATCGTTCAGTTAATTGTCTCATAGCTGTGTCCATTGAGTGCTGTAGTTTTTGCATGAACTGAGCATAGTATGCTTGGTTCTGCTGAGCCTTGAACTCATTACTATAAGCCTGGTTCTGCATTCTCTGATTCATATAAGCGGAGGCATCACGCTCAGCAATAGGTATTGCTACACTTAAGATTGCATTCATTACAGCTTCTTCTGCAATAGAACTATTAACTAACCCGCGAGCAGCCATAGCTTGCATTGCCTTTGTGGTTGCAGCTTTGAATAAGGGATTGTTTTTATTAACAAGGTTGGTTAGCCTGGTTTCCAGAAGCTCTGAGTTAACTCCTTCAGCAACGATCTCATCTAGCATTGGCTGCTGAAGTTGTGATTGATCTATAGTAGCGTTGACACCTCCACCACCTCCGCCGGAAGCGGGAGTAGTGGGAGTAGTGGGAGTAGCATAGTCTCCAGGAAGAGGGTCCGCATCATAGTCTATGCCTGGTACAGGAGTATAAGGCTTCTTAGGTTTCTTCTTAGGTTTCTTGGAAGCAGATTTTGTAGGAGCCTTTGTTATAGGGGCTGTTATAGGGGCTGTTATAGGTTCAACCGCTGCTGTCTTACCCCAATCTCTAGAAGATATACCAATTGGTCTGGATGCTGAGGTTGGAGTAGTAGGAGCGCCAACATATCCAGCACCTAGTTTTTTCCCAGGGTGGAAATATCCCATATCTCCGCCACCTTCCTCGCCACCGCCCATGATCATAGATTCTATAAAGCCTGCATCCTTTAGGGCTTTCTCTTTCTCTCTAAGGACTCTAGCTCTCTCCATGTCCGCTAGATAGTCATCGCCACCTCCATCAGCCTCTAAACGAGCAATTCCTTGGGGAGAGGTCTTAGCATTAGGTGAACCCTTTACAGCATCTCTACGTCTTAGAAGTTTACGCTCTTCATTGGTTACATATGCAAGACTTGTCTTGCCCCTTGTCTTTGGAATATTCATCGCCTAATTCCTCTAAGAGAATAGTTTACAACCACACCTTGAAGCGTAATTGGTTTATCATAGATTGATTCGTTCTTGATAATGAGACCCATGTTAGTTCCTATGCCGTTTATTTTAATTCTTTCAGATGCAACCACTGTTACTCCTGTGGAATCATTGGATATATCATCCTCATTCCATTGATCAGCGGTAACATTTACAGTATAAGAAGATGCTGATGGAGAGCTTCTTGGTGTAAAGGTTCCACCAAAATCAAAGCTTGGCTGCACTGTTAAGGTTGTTGAAGTGTCTGCATTAACTTCTAGATTAAGATCGCGGAATCTTTTTTTAGTTTGTGGTGAACCATAGTTATGGTACGCTGTTCTAATAAAGGATGGAATAGATTGTCCATCAAAGCTGGTTCCTGAATCAATCTTTCTTACATACCCATCAGAGAATCCACCGTATACAACCTCGAATCCATTAGAATCTTCAGCAGAACATACAGCAGATATTTGATCTTTCATAGTAAACGGCATTATCCCTTGATTCTGCCTGTTTATATAGGTCATCTCTATACCTGTTTTGTCGTCAAAGTATAGTCTATACTGATTTTTACCTCTTACCTTTACAGAAAGAATGGCGTTATCTTTCTTCTTCTGTATATAAGGATCAATAGAATCTGACGCTACGGCAGATTGGAAGTCTCCAAATGCCTGAACAGTAAAGATAGATGTAATCCCTCTATCATCCAAGAAGAAAGTTTGATCCATCTTCTGTAATGTATATGGGACCGCTCCCGTTCCTTGGTGAAATCTCCTTAGATTCCAGTCAGCAGCTGATGATCCATATAACATGAATGTTTCATTTTTTGTAAAGATGGACATTACATCGTTTACTTCTGTGGAGAATCCTGATACCACATCTCCAACTGAAAGCTCTGCTGCTCCCGTTATTGCACTCCACTGAGTGGGCGCTCCTATACTGGAGTGTTGTATAGAACCTCCAGGATAAGAATAAAATAAATGTTTGTTATGGGCTATAACATGCTCTGGGGTATCTGTTGTTGTCCCAGTTTTTATCTTTATAAAGGTTGTACCATCCCAAGAGAAACCGTTACCAACAGTATTCACACCATACATGGTTATACCAGCGGTATCACCCCTAAAATTGTAGGTTATAAATTCATATTTACCGCCAGGCTCTATTGTTTGGGCATACTGTGTTCCATCAGCCTTGGCTAGGGTTCTGGAAGAGGGTTGAGACGCGCCATTTACATCCGCTTTATCTGCGCTAGAGACCTGTATCTTTTCTCCATCTGTCCAAGTCCCAGTATTCCCTGTTATGGAAAAATAACCAACAGCATCGCTACTACTCCAAGCTCCAGAAGATATAGTAACTTTTTTTACTGTTGCAGTTATACCAGAAGTGGCGCCTGTTATTACATCATCTTTTTTTATCTCTGATGTTCCCGCATCAAACGCTAAAGTTGGAGATGATAGGGCCTCATCATCTACAAAGGTGCCTGTTATTCCAGTAAGAACAACCGTTCCTTTAGCGCCTGTCTCCCAAAGCCCATAGTAAGAAACTCCAGCAATTGTTCCCGTTGCACCGCCAGCACCTGTTATAACAGAACCAACTATAAATTCTCCATTTGTAGTTGTACCATCAAAATTTAAAGCAGTTCCTAAGTCTACTTCATCCCAACCTGTAGTTGTAGATTTATACATGGCGGCTGTAGCGTTGCCGGTTTTATTTCTAAAGGCATAAATATTACCACTAAACACCCATACACCTAAAACACTGCCCTCTCCGGGCACTATATTTATATTACTTCTTTGGTCCTCTATAGCTGTTTGAAGTTCAGTAACAAGAGAAGCATCTGCGTCAGCGTCCCTTAGTACTGGAGGTCCATATGATAGAGAGGTAGCATAAAGCCCCATTAACCAATCCTGTATACCATTAACTGCCCAAACCATAGTAACATATTTTGGCTGCTACCATTGTCATGTTTTATTCTAGCATATACATCTGTGTAAGTTGTATGACCAGTAGTATCAATTATACCACACATGTTGAAATTGCCAGAGTCATTAGCATTTGTTATATACTGAGAGGATTTAAGTGCTGGAGTATCTACAGTTGAGCCTCCAGTATTGTCAGTGGATATCATTGCAGTCCAAATTATATTAGCTGTTGCTGCCTGCTTAAGTGATATATTGCAATTAACTGCATAGAATCCTTTATCATATATTCTAATCTGATCATTTGCAAAATCAGCATCCGCTCCAACAGTTGTTGCTGACACGGTTCCAGTATCCTGTGCTACATCCGATCCAGACGATCCTAAAGACCAATCTACAGTTACTGTAGTTGCATTAGCCACTGCTTGTGCTACCGGGGTTCCATCCCCTGCGGCATTATTTATACAAGCATATCCTCCCATACCGGATTCTGTAAATTGCCTAACCATCTGCGCTGTAATAGCACCGGTTGTATTATTGGCAAAACTAGTTCCAGTTAGGTATGCCCTAGTTTGTCTTAAAGCTGTTGGTGTTCCCATTAACTAAACTCCACATTGAATGCAACGCCGAAAGCGCTGTCCTTATTTAAAAATAACAAAGTCTCTCCATCTTGAAGAGTTCCGCTTACAACAATAAAATAAATATATCCTTCAGCATCAGAGCCCGCAAATGATCCAGCTGATGCGTCTCCTGTAACATCTTCTATGCTTACTTGCAGTATAGACCCTAAAGCTCCGCTAGTTTCTCCCTTAACTAAGTCACCCGTTGAAGGAATCTGCATATCAAAAGCAGAACTAAAAGCGCTATCAAAAACAGAGTCTCTAGATGTTCCCAATGTAAATGGAATTCTATAATACGTAATCTCTGATGGAAGAGTTTGTCCATCAGCTCTTTCGTATCCATCAATCCTTTGATATCTCCCCCTTATATCAACTTCAAAGTTATTAGCAGATACACACTCACCGGGCGTAATAGACAGGGCAGGATCTACCATATTCAATCCGCCAGTTAGCGGAAAGTAATTAGATTTTAATCCTGAAGGAGCTAACCCTCTATTACGTAGCTTTGTCATTCTGGAGTAACTGTATAATTAAATAGATCTTGAACTCTAGAGAACCTTCTATTCTTTTGCCCAGGCAGTTGATCAGACTCAAGCTTGTCAAGTAGATCTTCAAATGTAGCTAATGCACCGCTTAATATTTCTGGAGCATCTTCATTCTCTCCATAATAAATCTTAGCTCTTGCAATAATAATGCTGTGAAATCTAGGAGGTATAGCTGATATATCTGCATCAGCTGCAAGCTCTGTTGGAGTCTTCCAATAGTCAGCTGATATAGTGGTGGTGGCATCTGGAGTTGGATAAACATCTAGCACATTATCAGGCTTTACAGAAAAAAGTTCAGGAGTTCCTGAGTCTATAGACCCTAATTTATACTCAAGTTTATATTGATCCCAATCTATATATTCTAACTCTTGGTAAGAGCTTGTAGTTTTAGACCAAACAACAGAGTTAAGATTCCAGTTGCCTAGGTCTGATGGAGATGTAAGAGTTGAGGTTCCAACAGACGGAGTAATAGTAGTTTCACCCCATAGAAAATCCCAGTTAAACCACCTTCTCTGAACATCAAGATCAGCATTCTTTATATAACGAACAACAGCATTCTCCTCTTCTGACAAAGAAGTAGAGGTAACGCTTGAGGGTCCTGTTCCAGGAATTCCTATATCTCTGGCCATGTCTTGGCATAAAACTAGATAAGTGCTCATTTTAAATTCTTCGCTATATCCATGTAAACTTTACCTGGTGATATTTTTGAAGCGCATAAAGCGCCACCCGTTTCCTCATCTCTTGTACAAGTATCAAACCCATGATGAAGCTTATGACATGGATAACACTCCGCATCGAAAGGTTCAAATGAGGTGGTATTTTTCCAATGCTTGCTTAAATTTTCTTTTGACGAATGAGAAAGGAATAAAGATTTATGTATACTTGCTATTGAAGATACAGAATTTAACACTCCAGTTTCTGGACCAACTATAGCATTGCATAACTTAGCAACTGCTAATGTTTCTCTTATAGACCAAGATCCTGATTTAGTTATAACCCTTCTTTCTTTTTCCCAACCTTGCTCTAGAATTTTGCATGCCTCATCTCCAACAGTAACTATAGTAACATCCTTTCTTGTTCCTATAATCTTATCAATTAAAGAATCATTCCACGGCCATACCTTATGAACGGAAGATCCAGACAAAGCGTTCATCACTAAATATTTTGTTCTAACTCTATTCCTTTTCCATTCCTGAGCCCATACTTTTTCTTTCTTGGTTGGATAAAATAATGGTTCAAACTTATGTTCGACCCCTGCAATATCATGCATCTTTTCCATGTAATTTACATTACACTCTGCATGAATCCTTTCCTTATCCCAGTTAAATCTCTCATCACCTTTTATTAGAGTTGGCCCATCTTTTAGGCCCTCTGTTCTATCTCCAACAAGAAGAAGGCTTCCTTCTATAGATTCAGAGAATTGAATTACCTTATCAAATAATGAATCAAAGTTAACCCAATACTCTTCAAGCCTATCAGGATAGATTTGATTCTTTCTTTGTATTAAAAGCTCATCTACATAAGGATTTGATTTTAATATATCATTTCCTACTTCTTGGGTATTTACGCACACCCTGTAACCCTGCTCTTTTAATAAAGGTAATACTGAACTTGTTTGCAGTATATCTCCGAAAGCTCCATATCTAATTACACAAACTGTTTTTTCTTTTCTTACTCCACCAAAATCTTCTGGAGTAAAATCTTCTATTTCCTTTTCAGGAACTTTTATTATTCTCAAGATTTCTTTGTCATACTAGCGTGTCGCTTGATAACTTTTCCTCGTGCATTTTTAAAAGCAGTTCTTTGTGCAGCAGTACTACCGGCACCAATCTTGTGCTTTTTCTTTAAAGCATCTACATGCTTTTTCCGCCATGCTGCGGCTTCTTTTCTAGCAGCTCCTGAAGCATGAGTACCTTTACCAACTGTACCACCTTTAGCAATGCCCTTCATCTTAAGTTTTTTAGCTTGAGTTACTAAAGATGTTCTTGCTTTGGTATCTTTGGTATCTGTATGTCCAGCTTTAAATGCTGATTTATAAACTTTTTTAGTATCACCAGAGGTTTTATTTGCAGATCTTTCACCTTTAATAAACTGTATTTCCTCTTTATTTAGATCTTTAAATCCAGCCATAGTTGGACGAAATGCAGAACCCTTTACGCTTCCTACATTTTTATGCTGTCCACCAACCCTCTTCATGGCTCCTCTACGATTAGCTGTTATTTGAAGCCGTCTTTTCATCTCAGCACGTAGTGCTTTCTGTCTTGCTGTTGATATTGCCATTAGAATCCCCATCCAGATACAGACATACCTGAGCGAACCATTTTACCATTAACTCTAGCTTCATTGTTAGAGTTTGGCTGCTCATCCCTATACTCCATTGCTCTAGCATCAAACAATTGGTCACCGCTTGTATAGCCTTTTTGTTTAGGCTCAGTAAACCCATATCCTTCAACTGGCGTTTCTACTTTACCACCAATAAAAGCTGTAATAGAATTAATTTTCACTTGATTCTCCTAAAATGAATCGGGGGAGGTTGCCCTCCCCCTTTTCAATTACGCCATCTCGAACTTCCCATGGGAGCACGAAACACTTTTTTTAACAATACCGATAGGCTTCTGATCTTTGCCTTTGCTGTCCATGCCAAGAGAGGCATTGGATTCACCAGCAAATGACGATTTCTCAGTCAAACCATTATCAGGCATTTTACCGCTTGCACCATCTTTCATAAAACCTCCTATCAGTACCACTCAACTTCGACATATGCGTTGCCTTTACCAGCCGCTGTGCCAGAATCAGTTGCTTGAACATAAGTAACTTCAATCTGTGTATCAGCCGGAAGAGCCTCGATAATGACGCAGTTGGTGTCGTCTTGGTTATTAAATGTATCAGTAGCCGCAGTAGTATCGGCGATTTCAAGCTGACCGTAATAGTTCGGATCAGCAGTCGTGCCAACTAAAACCTTCCCAGTGATGGTATCATCTGCAAAAGTTTCAGTAACATAAACACCAATGTTTTTCAAACTACCCTGCTTACCACTTGGACCTTTAAAACTCCAAGCGACACCAGTGCCAGCAGCAAAATCGGTGACTAGAGCGTCTTCATAAAGATATTCTCGTGGATTACTATAACTCATAATAATATCTCCTTAAGCCGCGCTGTCCCACATCACGATACGTGACTGGGCTGCTTGTGTGTGAACGAGGCCGAAACCTCCCAAATAATACCAGGCCACGCCACGGTCCCGTCCGAAATCGCCAGGAATTTTCCCGCGAATTTCTTCAGGAATGGCAATAGCTTCAGCGCAAGTATCTTCACCGAAAAAGAAAGCCCAATCGGACTTTGCATTTGACCATGTAGACGTTACATTTACGGTACCTGCCGTACCTAAACTACCCTTTTTCACATGAGTCTGCTCTACAAACCGAACGCCATCATAACGACCAATCTCGCCGTTCATGATCATCTGGAATCCCGCATCAATATACTGCTTAATGCTTTCCAGATCGTTCTTAAGAGTACGCCAGGTTGACGGCCATGCAAGTGCGTAGTAATCATCGTCAGCATATGCTGGGATGTTACGCTCTTTCATAGTATCAGTTATCAACTTAACGTGCTCCTTACCAAGAGCGATATTGTTGGTGACACCAGCGACACCGTTAGTAGTCAACGTAAGAGCGGTAGTACTCGTGCCACTAGTCGGAACAACGCGTAATTTACAATCGTTGAACTGATTAGAAGCAAGATTATCAAAACCTTTCTTAGCGTCATTTTTAAGTACTTTCCTGATAACTTCGGCCACAGGTTGCTCGGAGAGATCATCCAACTTACCAGTAAACGGTACACTGTTGCCAGCTTCCGTAATGGTCATTGTTCCCTGAGAAATAGTGAACGAGGTTTCTGGGATAGTACTAGTTTCAGTCAGTGTCGTGCCTTGAGTGGCAACGTCACTGTACACGTTCCAATGGTATGTATCACCACGGTGCAAGCCCTGATGCGCTGCGTCTTTTACATCGCAGAACTGACGGAACTTGACCATAGGCTGAACTGACATGCGTAGCAGTCGGCTCAGATTATCGGCATACATATAACCACCAGAAGTGTTAACTGACCATACTTGTCCAGCCATAATTAACCTCCAAAAGAGTTATATAGTTTGACCTCTAGCTTGTCGCATTTCTGCTACAATCTGTGAAGGAGACAATGGTGTATTGTCCTTACCAGTTGAAGCTGAAGCCATAACAGATTTAGGTTGTCGCACAATTTTTTTCTTGCGCTCTAACCTACCATTTAATTCAGGTCTAACTCCAGACCACTCACGAGTATATTCAGCAGCTGCATTGATAATCTGGGACGGTGTCCAATCAGGATTTTCCTGAGTCAGGGTAATCGTCTTCCTATCTGCTATTGCTTTGAGCTCTTCAGATTCTGCGATATCTGGAAAATTATCTTGAAAAGATCTAACAGCATCTTCTAATTCTGCCTGATACGCGGCTCTCTCAATGTGCTCTCGCTCTGCTTTTTTTCTCGCTTCGTGAGATAAAATAGCCTGATTTACAACCTCTTCTACATTTTGGGTGGCATTACTGCGCCCACTATTTGCCAAGGTTTTGAGTAGTTTAGCAGCCTCCGCTGCATCGTCTTGGAATAATGCTTCATGATATTTTTCGACAATGTCTCCAACATCACTAACTTCTTCCTCTTGCTCAACGTCCTGATTAGATGGCTGAGAATTTAATTGTTTAAGTTGTTCTTGTATCTGCTGCTCACGATACATAAGCTCTCGCTCTTTAATAGCAGCGGATTGAAATTTTTCTTGAGAAGCTCTATCTTTCTGATGAGAGGACTTTAAAGAATCAAACGGAACATCTATATCTTCTCCGTTTACTTTTACTTTAGTTAACCATTTTTCACCATCATGCCAAACTGGTGCATCAGGGGTTTGAGAAACCTCTTCTTCTTCTGTGTACTCTTCTTCTCTTCGCCTATTATAGATCTCTTCTAATGCTTTGTCTCTATCTGAAAGAGGGCGAGTATTAGATTCTTCTACGCTTTCATCTTCTACAGGTTGCTCTACAACCTCTTCTGATTCCAACGCATCCTGCTGGGTAGCGTTTTCCATAACAATCTCCTATGGTTCTAATTGACCAGAAGATTTATATTTTTCAATCTTATCAGCGTTTTCTCCTTCTTGAAGAACACTGTCAAACCATTTTAGTGCTTTCAAAGGCGTTGAGAGATCAGAAATAATCTTCCGGTACTCTGTTAACTCTTCTTCTGAAGAGCCGTTAAACCCATTGACACCAATATCTTCTAATAAACTTAAACCTTTTTTATAATCGTTTAATGCTTTATTTAATATTGCACGGCCAACGGACGTGTTTAAAAAATCTTTTGTTGCGTGACCTATTCTTATTCTTTTAACTAGGTCATCAATCCCAATTTCACGGGGGTCATAATAGTCCATATTATCCTACTGCGTAAGGAATTTTACCATAGTCGTTTCTTGCCATTACACCAACATCTCCTTCCTCTACCATCTCTTCTTGTCTAGCTATTTCTGTATCAGCTATCTGGTTTATTAAAGCTTCTCTTTGAAGCATAAGCTCCGCTCTCCTTGTTGCGACATCTTCCTGCTTTAGTTGTAGGTCTAAATACTTAAGCTGTCCTTCCATTTCTTTCTTACGAATCTCTGCGCCATACTTAAGATTAGCTGCTTCAAGATTGCCTTGCTGCTTCATCTGCTCTATCTGAACACGATTCTGAAGCTTACCTTGCTCTCCTTCAATGTATGCTTGCATCTCTTGTATCTGTGCGGTAAGCTGAGCTACTTGAGGATTTTCTTCCATACTAACAAATCTTTCCCCGTCCTTATAGCCAAGGTTACCAAACACTTCTTTAACTACTTCCGGAACATTTAAGCTCTCTGCAAAACCTGGAAGCTCTCCTAACATCTGTATACCAGATACTAAATTCTGAATTTTTCTTAATGGATCGGTTGCGCTAATACCAACATTAACCTTTAATAAAACCTCATACTTTAAAAGATCGTCAACTACTCCTTGGTATTGTTCATTAATTTGTGCGGCAGCATCTCCAGCTAATTCAAGAATAACAGCATCTGTCTCATAGTATTGCTCAAGACGTAACATCTGCTTTAATGTTCTTTCTACCCAAGTTTCTGAAAACGTTCTTAGAACATATTCTGTAACTGTTCCACTGTTGCTTGCCATAAGAGACATACCGCCAACGGTTTCATTTAATGATCTAGCTCCCTGTACAGTGGATGTTGAAAAGTTTCCTTGGAGCTCGTCAAAGTCCATATTGATTCTGTCTTGCTCAGCATATGCAGAACCAGTAACATCTTTTGTATCAATGACTCTAACGTCTTGATCAGGATCATCCATCTCCACCGCACCTCCAGGTACAGATCGGAATAGAGCGTCTAGATCAATGTTTCTATCTCTACGAATATGGTAACGTTTGTTCATAGCAAGCTTAACGTTATCAAACCTTTGGTTCCATATATCATTAGCAGCCGCTTGAAGCTCTTGAGTTAGTTCTACAGTTCCTGAAGGATAGATCTTATGAGACTCGACATTAGTATATCCCATTACATAAGGGCGCTCCCCACTTCTTAACCAGGGATACATTTCCTGCAAGGGCTTAGGCTCTGTAAGCATAGATTCAGTTCCAGCAGTATAGTAACACCAATCAATGCCTTCTTTTTTTACAATATTTTTATGAATCCATACAATTTTATATGAATCAATATCTCCAAAACCGGCATCATTATCTAAGCGATCTTCTCTAGGTTCGTCACGAACAAGCCTAGTACTATTATCCGTATCATCAGTATCTGAAGATAATAACTCTCCAATAGATATATCAATCCATTCACCATCTTCCATTTTTTGCCGTACATCTTGTATGTACATTGGTATAAGATGTATAATATATGGGCTACTCTCAATTGGATCCGACCAATCAGAAGCGGGATCTATTCTTATATTCTCTGGAGATATAAGTTCTATAATTGGTTTATCTTTTATAGATGTTTTTTGTTTGGAGATAACTGGGTTACCTTCTTCATCTATAACAGGTTTATTCTGAGCGTCTACATTTATGTAAGATTCTTCTTGTTCTTCAAATTCCCAATACTGATGGCTTACACAAACCCCTTGAACAGCTGCATCTTGAAGAGCGGCAGACATTGTTTGAAACCATGGTATAGTATTAGTAAGCCGATACTGCATGATAGATTGAGATACAGCGGCAGCGGCTACCTGTTCAGGATCATTTGGATTTCTTGGCTGAACGCTAAGAACCTCTTCATTTGTAAAGAATGCTACCGCCATAGCTGACTGAAGATTTCTTACTGCGGTTCTAGTTTTTGGTCTAAAAAATCTAGATCGCTTATCATAAGCTGACGTATTATACTTTGATCCTGGAGGATGCTGACTATTAAATAAAGATAAACTTTTATCCCACTGCTCTCTAAGATTAGAATCTACCCAATCACTAGAACTGTCGTATGCTTCTCGCGCGATACGTAACCAAAAATCCTCAACAACAGGAGAATCATCATTACTAATACCTAAATTTTCTGACCCTTCTGTAGGTGGCTGAGGATTAATTAAGCTCATTTGGAGAAATCTCCGTCAAGCCTTCCTTTGGTATCCATGTTTAAATCGTTGTAAAGTGTGTCATTAAACTTTCCTCTATTCTGCCTGAACCTTTCTAGGATTTCTCCTCCAGCCATAACAACCATTTTATAATCATTATCTATTTTATCTGCATGAAGAACAAACCCCCAATTTCCAGAAAGCCTCATAGATTTGACACCAACTATTCCATCCATAACATGCACCGCCCAAAGCCATCCAGGATACTTATCTTCTAATTTCTCTGCAATGTTTTTAGCTAATGAATGGTCATTAACTTTAAATGTATTTGACCTCTCTACTTCAAAAGACATTATTTTCTCACCTTTGTTTTTTTAGCAGGAGAATAAAATACTTTATTTCCATTATCAAATATATAAGTTGGAGTAGGATTACTAAGGGAAGGATCTATTTTATAGCACATTTCAGACCAACTAAAACTCTTTTCTTTCTTTATATTATCCATACTGTAGGTTTCCATGTGGGGTCTTTGCGTATCATTCCAACGTCTTGACCAGTAATAGTAAATATTCCAGTCTCTGGATCATATGTATGTGTCTGTCCAACTAATGGGGCCATGCCATAGGATGCCCATGTTCCAGTTACTGCGGCCCAAGTATCAGACATCTCGTCCCATTGCCTTAGACTAAAGGATAGAGTTCCTTCTGGTACTATCCTGAATACTCCTTTAGCAAATATAGGAGAACTGCCTGAGATGGATAGAGTTCCAACCCCTATAGATGGAGCGTAAGACACATCCATCGTGGGAACAAACCCACCCATTGTTAGGGTTACATGGCTTGGATATGCTATATGCCCGTGTTTAGATACAGGGATTTGTCCAGATAATGCTAAAGAAGAGGCGGCGGGATAGAATAACTGATCATCCCATGCATATGGAATAGTGTCCCAGTTATATGTATTAGCCGCCCATGTGGACATTAGATATATCTAACGTGAAGTTCTTTCATCAGACCGTAGGCCAAGCAACACTGGCTACATCATCTGCCGTTCTCAAGCCAGCGGGTAGATCACGCAATGCTTTGCGATAGTCGCGCATATTAATTTTGTAAGATAGTGCTGCCATAATTTATTCCTCAACCAAATCCCATGCTTGTGCTTGTTCGTTCCATGTGTAATTTCCTTCGGGTTGCGGCACTGGTGCTTCCCATGTGCAGGTTGGTTCGTCCAACAGCCAACTATCAAAAGGTTTGGGTGGGATAAATGCGTCACGATTTTCATCGTAGTCGAAGCCGATCCCAGCGTAGTTCTTTCTCAGCGCAAGGCCACCATCAGGCTCGTGACTATTGGGCGCGTAGTGAATGCCGCCTCTAGTGTTGTATGAGGTCTGTACCCATACTCCGTCTATACCGTCGATGAATTCTTGCTCTGCGACGATCACCTGAGTGACTAATCCGTTTTCAATTCTTGCAAAATGACTCATGCGGCGTACCTAAAGACCACTGTTCCTGATCCACCCGATCCGCCTGTTGTCGATGTGCCACTATCGCCATCGCCACCGTTTCCTGAATTGGCCGCGCCACTCGCGCCATTCCCCGGCCCCCAATTTTGTGCCGCAGCCCCGTAGCCACCGATGGCTCGCGTATCGCCACTACCTGTTTGAATTAAGTTACTTCTTCCAACCCCTTTCGCGCCCCCAGAACTTCTAGCCGGAGCATTGCCCCCAACACCGCCAGCGC